TCAAATCTGGTCGATCAACACCTGCCAAGCACAAAACCGGCGGTTAGTTTCACAGAAAATGATGAGCAAGTGGACCTTGAAACATGGCTTCGCAATCATGAGTAAAAGCATTCACAAGGTAAGTTTCTGGTTGGCTGATACACCAATTGGCAAGGGTCGCCCACGGTTTACCAGAACGGGCCGTGTCTTTACGCCAAAGAAAACCAAAGACTTTGAGCTAAAGATTGCGGCCAAGGCATCGGATGAAATGGTAACTCTTGGCATTGATCCGTTCACTGTTCCGTGCAAGGTTTACATCTTGGCACAGTTCCCCATCCCTAAATCATGGCCCAAGAAGCGCGTAGAAGCCGCCACACGCGGGGAAGTGGTTCCCGGCAAGCCGGACATCGATAACGTGGCAAAGCTCGTCCTGGACGCTCTCAACGGCGTTTGCTTCGAAGATGATAAGCTGGTTCAGACATTAAAGATCACCAAAAAGTACGGTCAGCCGTTGTTGTTGGTGCAAGTGGAGGCAGAAACATGATGCGCGTGCTTGTGGCTTGCGAGTTTTCTGGTCGCGTGCGTGAAGCTTTCCGCGCTGCTGGGCATGACGCATGGTCTTGTGATTTATTGCCAGCGGATGACGGTTCGCACTTCCATCGGCAAGGTGACGTCGCTGCGTTGCTGCACGAAGAATGGGATTTAATGATAGCGCACCCGCCTTGTACTTACCTAACAAATGCTGGCGTTACTTGGTTACATCGAGATCCAGAAAGATGGGCTTTGCTTGACGAGGCCGCACAGTTTTTCAAGCTTCTGCTGAACGCGCCAATAGCAAAAATATGCGTAGAAAACCCAATCATGCACAAATACGGCAAAGAGCGCATTGGTGGTGTTAAGCAAAGCCAAGTTGTTCAGCCTTGGATGTTTGGCCATATGGAGCAAAAGGCAACGTGTCTCTGGCTTAAAGGATTGCCGAAGCTGACGCCAACAAACAACGTAAAAGAAGAAATGCTTTTGCTGCCCGATAACGAAAGGCAAAGACTGCATTACTTGCCGCCAAGCAAAGACAGGTGGAAAATACGCTCAATGACATATCAAGGCATCGCTGACGCAATGGCGGCTCAGTGGGGATCATCGCTATCCAAGAAGGGGGAGATATGAAACCGGTCACGATCAGGGCAAAGGATCTCAGAAAGTTTGCCATACTGCCAATCAAGGCCATCACAGATCCACAGGTCACAAGAACCAGTGCATTGTCTGTGCTGGCGGCTCTCTGTTCTTATTGCGATGAAACAGGCTGTACATTCGTCTCACAGGCTCGATTGGCTAAGGATCTAGGCATATCAAGGCAAGCCGTAAGCAAGCAAATAGTCAAACTCAAGAAGCTGGAATATATCGTAGAAGCAAAGAACAGATACAAAGGACAAACAACAACAACCCTCAAGGTCATCTATGACGACATCAAAACAGAAGAAGAAGCACTCGCAAATCTATCACCAGCAGAGAGAATAGGCTTAGAAGAAAGACGGGAAAAGCTAAGACAACAGATGGAAAAAAAGCCAGCAGAAGTCATTAATTTGCCTGTGGATAACTCTGTGGATAAGTCTGTGGATAACTTTAACCTGTCAACCTCAGAAGTTTCACAGGGTGCAACCTCAGAAGTTTCACCCCCTGCAACCAATAAGGTTGCACAGAACAAACCATATAACAACATATATAACAGTATAAGTGATGTCAGTAGACAGTGTTGTTCTTTGTTTTTAAGAATTGCTGAAAGTTATGGAACACCAAGACAAGTCAATGACAGAGATTATCAGGTCATGGAAAGTTGGGTCAAGGATGGGCTGACAGTGGAGATTTGGGGCGATATCCTCAAAGGTCATGCGAAATGGTGCCACGATAACCGCCGGGATTATCCGCGAGGGCTGGCTTGGTTCACAGTTCCGGTGCAAAAGAAGCTGGGAAACGCACCAAAACGCGGTAAGAATACAATCGGAGCGGTAGTAAAAAAGCTAAGACCTTGATAATAAAGGATAAGTCATTTAACATAATACGTATTATGCGCTGTAATCGATTTAGTTCGGGCAATTCCGGCATCACGCGAGCCTTTTCGCAGCACGGCCAGCGCACGTTTGCGCACGACCGACCCCCTTGCCCCCCCACCCCCGCGCCTCTTGCTGCATACCCCCACATAAATATTTTCTGGTTTTTTTCTGGATTGTGTGCCATACCTATTTTTATCAATTAGGAAGGATTGAGTTATGAAGAAGATGTATCGAGTTGTTCAGGGTCAGAAGCGACGGAATGATCCTGAGAAGAAGGATTGGGTGAGATTGGGTATTGCGTTTAGTGACAGTAACGGGATGCGAGTTAAGTTGAATGCGTTGCCATTGCCTGATGAGAATGGGGAGATTTGGTTAAACTTGTTTGAGGACGAGCCTAAGTCTGGTGGTCAGCAAGTTCGGGGATCTTCTCAGACAGAAGATGCTATACCGTTCTGATGGCGAGAACGCGTCAAACTCCGATTGGTAGATTTGGCGGGGTACGTTTAGCACAGCGGCGTATTCGGACCAGTGAGACATTGGAGAATAACAAGGAAGCGGTTGCCCAGGAGTTGATTGCTCTTGGGACCACTTCGATTACGGAGATTATAAATCTTGATGGTTCTATGCGTCCGTTGGATGAAATACCGGATTATGCTCTGAGGGCGATAAAGAAGATTGTTCCGATGCCGGATGGTCGTGTATCGATTGAGTTGCATGACAAGGTGAGTGTTTTGCGCATCTTGGCGAAGGCTGCGGGTTTCTTAGATAATCCTGAGAAGGAGAATGATAAGCCATCGATTGTTGGGATTAACATGCGTGGACCGGCGGCAACGACAGAGTATGCTGAGGTGGTGGATGAAACAGATAGTAATTGATGACGAGCTTATGGCTTCGGTTGGGATACAGTACGCAGCAATGTATTTTTGTCACCGCGTAAAATCTTTAGAGGCAGCGCTTGAGGAGATTGAGAAGGTTGCTCTGGTTAGCGAGGGCGTTGAGTTCTACGCAATGGTGGCGCGTAAGGGTTTAGATGGCGAGTTCGATTATGACGGATATTCCGAGCCTTGATTTAAACTTTGAGAACAGTCCGACTGTTTGGAAGTTTCTGCATGATGACAGTTTTGTTCGGGGATTGATGGGTCCGGTTGGATCTGGGAAGTCTTATGGGTGTGCGGCTGAGATTATGTTGCGGGCGGTGCGTCAAAGGCCCAGCCCCAGAGATGGGATCAGATATTCTCGGTTTGTGATTGTTAGAAATACTTATCCTGAGTTGAGAACAACGACGATTAAGACGTGGCAAGAGTTATTTCCAGAGGATGTTTGGGGTGGAATGCGCTGGCAACCGCCTATTTCGCACCATATTCGGATTCCGACGAGAGAGGATATTCCGGGCATTGATTGCGAAGTAATCTTCATGGCCCTTTCTTCTCCGCAAGATGTACGGAAACTGCTGTCATTGGAGCTTACGGGGGCTTGGGTGAATGAGGCCAGAGAGTTGCCGAAAGCGGTGATTGATGGTTTGACACACCGAGTTGGGCGATATCCGACAAAAGCGGATGGTTCTCCGACATGGTACGGTATTTGGATGGATACGAACCCACCGGACAATGACCATTGGTGGCATGAGTTGGCAGAGAAAAATCCTATTGGTGGTGCCTATCCGTGGACGTTCTTCAGACAACCCGGCGGTGTTTTGGCTGTGAATGGGAAAGATGTGCCTGAGAATCCAGAGGCGCAGGGCCATGTGTTTTCTGGGGGCAAGTGGTGGAAAACCAATGAGGATGCGGAGAATAGAAACAATCTGCCGCCCGGATATTATCAACAGCTTCTCGGCGGAAAGAATGCGGATTGGATCAGGTGCTATGCGCAGGGAATGTACACGTTTGTGCAAGAAGGGCGTCCGGTCTGGCCGGAGTATGACGATGAATTGATGAGCGGGGATGTTGAGGTCGATCCGTATTATCCCATGCAGATTGGCGTTGACTTTGGATTAACACCGGCGGCGATCTTTGGGCAGAGAACACAAGCGGGGGCGTGGCGGATCTGCGATGAGCTTGTGACGTTTGACATGGGCCTTGAGCGGTTTGGTCAGGAAATGATGGCGCTGATTGCTCAGAAATATTCTAAGCATGATATTCTGATTTGGGGCGATCCGGCGGGGAATAAACGGGATGAGATTTACGAGGTTACAGCCTTTGACCATCTCAGATCACTTGGTTTCAAAGCACAACCAACAGAAAGCAATGCGTTTCAAGTCAGACGAGAGGCTGGGGCTAGTCCTATGGGGCGGCTGATAAACGGCAAACCTGGGCTGATGGTGGATAAGAAATGCCTGAGATTGCGCAAATCTCTGAGCGGCGGATACTTTTTCAAGCGTCAAAGCATGGGCGCTGGGCAAGATCGATTTAAAGATACGCCGGTGAAGAATGACCATTCACACTGCGGGGATGCGTTTGGATATCTTATGCTGGGCGGCGGTGAACAACGCCGGTTGCGCAGGGGTAGCTATGGCAATTCCTTCGCAGCACAAAGCTATTCTGCGGAAACGGAATTTAACGTGTTCTGATGGGACTGATCCAGTTACCAACCTTTCAAATGCGAACCGATGAGCAAATCGTTCCGCTCACACTTAGCCATGTTTATAATATTAAGCTGGGGCCGCACGAAGAGGAATACGCTAGACATATACCGCACTACAGAGATTATGTTTGGGACTATTCTGTGCTGGGCTGGTCATGGACTGCTATCGGGCGCGGCAAGGTCATTGCCATCTTCGGAGTAAGAGATATATGGCCCGGTTTGGTCGAAGCTTGGTTCATTCCGGGCGAGGGCTTGGATCGTCATGCAAGGTCAACTTTGATCGGTGCAAGGGCGCTTTTGCGTGAAGTGATGTCTGATACAGATATCAGACGTATGCAAATCTTCGTAAAAGTGGACAATACCCGCGCATTAAGGTTTGCTAAGGCGCTACATTTTGAGGTAGAGTGCATATTAAGAAAGTTTGGCCCAGAGGGGGCTGACTACTATGCGATGGCGAGGTTTGAGTAATGGCTGGACTAGGTGGTGGCAGACGTAGAAGAGAGCCAAGCGTTGAAGAAGTTCGCGCTCAAGAGCAAGCAACAGCGGCGCAAGAACGGGCTGAAGAACGGGCCGAAAGTCAAGAGCGTACAGAGATGCGGGGTGTGCAAGCCAGAAGAAGATTACTTCGTCGCGGTGGTTTAAGATTATTATTCTCCCCAGCACGTCAAGAGGGGCCGGGAATGGCAACGACCAGAATGTTGGGTGGGGGATCTTGATATGCCGAAGGGCGGGACTCAGCCATTAAAGGCACAAGCAAAAAAAGAAACGCTTGGATCTGATATTCGCATGGGTCTTGGCCTTGAGCCAAAGTCACCAAGCTATCGGGCGCGTTCTGCGGCAAGCCAAAAAAAACATCAGGAAATGCTGGAGCGATCAAGAAGAAACGAAAAGAAGCGCGAGAAGCGGAGAAGTAAACGTCCATCTGCGCAAATGCTTTTCGAGCAAGAAAAAGCCGCAAAGCTGGCAGAAGAACGGGCCGAAGGACAAAAGAAGCGCAAGGCGTT